TCTGATATTACTATGCGCTGTATACGTTCAACAGTACGAGCAAATCGAATATCTTCAGCAGCTAATGTAGCTTTGCCTGTAAGATCTTTTTCAAATCCAAAGAAGGCTTTAGGTACCTTAAGAGCAGCTAACATTTCATCACGCAAGAAATTTACGTCTTCAATTGCGTTATATTCTAAACCTTTTAAAGTATCTATTTTAGTAGTTGAATCATTTCCACGAGTAGGAAGATAATAATCTTCCATCATATTCATAAGATTATACTTTAAATTGTATTCACCTGTCTGTTGATCAACATAAGGTGTCTTTTTCATCTTTTGCATTAAACGCTGCATGTAAGCATCTACCTCATTAGGAGGAATATTACCAACATTTATTGTAAAAATGCGTTTTTCTGGGGCGCGTGTTACTCTGTGGAGCAACATAGCGTCTTTCATTAAGATATATTGCTTATAAGTTTTACGAGCAGGTTCAATAAATGACCTGCCATAAGGTAAATAATTAGCATCTGTTAATAATCTAAAGTGGGCTATTTCATAATTATCGAATTTAATTCGACCATCTTTATCCCTTAATCTATTATTCACATTAATACCTCCAGAGGCTATTACTGTAGGATCAATTCTAAAAGTTACAGCTGTTGGGTTATCAGGATCTTGTCCTTCTTCTCGAACCATGTCATATACTGACAAAGGTACTATTGAGTATATTCCAAACTGTTCTGCTACTTCTAAGTGTAAATAAAAATCACCATATTTACACATATTACGAACCCAAACCCATAAATTAAATTCAATATTTAAAATATCATAGAATAAATTATAGAGAATTCGCTGAATGTTTTCGTCGGCGCTTCGAATTTGTAGTACTTCACCTACTTCATTTTTTAGTGTTGATTCATCTGCAATTATATCTAAAGCAGAAGCTATAATAGATTCAGTATCCATTGCTTCGTAATCAGTGTATAATTGTATACGAAGCGTTTGATAATTCATTGTAGGATTATAAGGCATATTAGCCCCGTACCTATGTAATTTAGTAAATCTATCAATTAAAGCATTTGTTTTAACATTACCATATGCTTGAATACGGTCTACATCTACAGTTTTTAATTGATTACCTCCTACGTTTCTAATAATAACGTCGGTGTTAAATAAGCGTTTTAATCTATTAAATAAACCGCTTGAATTAATATCTTTTTGTTCTTCCATTATAGTATATTACATTAATAAATATCTTCTATCCAAGAAGCCACGTAATGTCTTCTGTTTGTCCTTGCACTTCCATTTTATAAGGATCAATAAATCCATTAGGATGGTATACAGGACCATTAAAAGTTCCAGTTTTAGTTATGTTATTTAAAGCATTTTTAGATAAATCTACAGCTTGTGTACCAAATTTAATAGCTGTATCTCTTATAAATAATCCCATGCTTAAACTCATAACTAAATCATCATTATACCCACTTTGAGCTTGAGCTTTACCATGTTGCCATATAAACACTCGTAATTCTTCTAATAAACGTTTTGAACGGAATATAAATTGTTTACCTCGAATATACGCCTCCATTTTGGAGATAACAAGTGGTCTTGTTTTTGCCGATGTGGTAAATCCGGGAACTGTTTGTTCGCTGTCTATTTTTGCTAACCATTTATCCATGTGCATTTCTCCATAAGCACGAGGAGAATAATATAGATTAGAATATCCTTTTTCAATAATAGTATTTACTACATCCCAACCTATATTTGCATTTTCAACTACTAATAAAGCATTATTATATTCACTAGCTACTGATACTAGCATGTTTCCATATGTTCGAGTATCAATTTGAGATTTATATTCTGCTACTTGTTCACACGTTTCAAGGTCGATAACATGAAACGCCGAAAAGTCGCTGCCGTCTCCACGAGCAACGTCAGCGCTGACAACATAAGACTTGCTATAATCAGGATAGTTCCAAATCCAAAAATCCCCACCCATAAAGCGCCTTTCAATAGGGTCTTGTATATAAGTTTGCTCATAAAAAGATAAAATATCAGGTTCGACTACAGAATTACCTGATCCTAAAAAGTCGCATTCATACTCTTGAGCAAATTCTCTAGGAGACATGTTTGCTCTTTCAGTTGCTTCCCATTTGTCATTTCTATCAGGATGTAAATTCCAAGGTAATTTAATATAATAAAAGTCATTTTTACCTATCTCAGCATCAACACACATTCTATGGAACCAGTTACCTACTCCGTTAGGAGAAGATAAAGCTATAATTCCACCTCCAGTAGCAATTGTAGGTTTAATACTAGTATAAATTTTATCAATGCCTTCTATAAAAGCAGCTTCATCTACTAGCAATAAAGATACAGCGTAAGATCGACCAGCATCTGATGCAGCAGAAGTAGCTACTATTTGAGAGTTATTTGATAATTTAAAGGATAATTTATTATTTGATATAGGTTTCTGGTTGCCTTTTAACCAGCTTGGTAGGTTTTCATACATAAATTGTACTTTTTCTACCATACCTCTAGCAGTTTCTTGTTTTGTTGCTATACAAAGAATAGTTTTATCTTTACTAAACAACATTGACCAAAGACTATAACCTGCTACCAATGTAGAAATACCTAACTGACGAGATTTGTTTATAATATTAAAGCGATGATCTCTAAAATCACTTAATACACTTTCTTGAAAAGGATATAAATGGAATAAAATACGGCCTTTAAGAGGGTGATTTATGTAGCAGTATTTTCGAAAAAAATGAACAGGATCTGTTGCACATTTAATGTACTCCTGCTTAATTATTTCTTTTATTTGTTGTTGGTCACTCATATATGTTGTATATAAATATATAAAAAATATACCTTACATATACTGAGAGTACATGCTATTTTTTAATACCGGCGTAATACTTCCATTTATTCATTGTCCACTCATCTAATGTTTCTTCATCATCTACTACATCCTCAATTGAAGGAGGAGGAGTGGCTGGGAGAGAATCAGTGTCTGCTTTAGATTGTAGATAAGGAGAATTTTTTAATAAGCTGCTAAGTCTATCTTCTAAAGATTTTTTTAATTTTATTAAATTATTAATTTCTTTTTCAGTTGAAGTATCAGACAAATCATCATAAGATTTTCTTGATTTTTTCAATTTAAGTATATTCGATTTAGTAGCAGATAATGCTTGTTTTAAATCAGTATACTTAATAAAATCATTATAGTCTTTATCAGACATTCCTATATCATTTACAGGCTCTGTTTTTTCTAATTCAGTTTCTTCAGGTTCTGCTTCTTCTGTTTCTGCAGAAGGAACTCCTGGTCTGCCTAAGTATAATGATCTAGGATCAATATTTCCAATAAATAAATCAGCTACATCTAATGAATCTCCAGGTTGTTCTTCATCTTCATCTTCGTTTTCAATTTCTCCTTCAGGCCCAATTTCAGGCTCATTTTCATCTTCAGGTTCAACAGGACGAGTAAAACGAGGAGCAGCTTGTTCTGAGGTGGCTACAACAGCTCCTTGGGCTACAAGTGTCATAAAATCAGCATTAATAGGATTTTGTTTATCATATCCTAAAGCAGCAGCTACAGAAGGTTTAGACATAGGACCACCTGCATCCAACATTGCGTCAATTATTCTACGTTTTTTACCTGAGTAGTTTTCAGGATTTATATTAGGAACTAATTCATAGGTAATGGCTACGTTGGCCATTTCTTCAAGTTCAGTTTCATTTATATCAGCAATCACCCCTCCATTAGGATCCTGAGTGATGGATTTTTCTAATGTTGTTCTATCAGGAGGTGCTAATGACTTATATGTCTTGGTATTTCTTACTTGTTTTACAGCATTAGTTTTTGATGTAGAATCGGGACCATATACTATAGGACCTTCGTTTAATACATCGTTAATAGCTTTTTTTACTAATGAACGTAATTTACTTTTATTCATTGTATCGTTATTTATATTCGTATCCATAAATATTTAATTTATATGGGGAATAATAGCAGCAATGCGTTCCTCTGTAGAA